AGTGAATTTATGTCAAAGTATTTTGACTTGTAAAAAGGGTTACTCGCATCCTTGCTGATTGCCCCAATTTCTTGCTGTAAGTTAAACAGCTTCTGATGTACAGATAATTGTTTGCTCATATTAATTGTTTTAATTTAATCAAAGGTAAACAATAATTATGTAAAAAGCAAAAGGTGGACATAAATCCACCCTTCACAAAACAAACAATTAAAAAGAATATAAAGAAATGTTTAGGAAAGTCTTTTAAGTTGCGTAGAGTAAAAGTCAATCATTTCCTGTAATTCTACATTTGTAAATTTAGTGATTTCTCTACTCTTTTGATACAATTCATCTGATAAGTTACTACCAAGATATAAACTATATTTGTATTGTTCACCTGCTCTATAAACGTTACAAGCTACGCATTGTGGTTTTACATTATCTAACGACCATCGAGTTGAGTAATGTTTCCTACTTATGAAGTGTCCCGCTTGTATTCCTCCCGTTTTCCAATGTCCTACTTTACCACAAGTAACACAAGTGCAATAACCTCTTTTATCAGCATTACTTAATCTTACATACTGACTAAATACAACATCTAACTTTTTTACAAGTTTACTTCTTGTTGGTTTCTTTGCTGTTTTTGGCATTGTCTTTTTTTTAATCATCTAAACAATCTAGTAACATACTACCAGATACTTCATCAATACCTTTTATTTGCTTGTAAATGTGTTTACTGTTTTTTTTTACTTCTTGCTTTTCTTTCTTTAAAGAATCAATACCTAAATTAGTGTACATCTCACAATCAAGTTTTAATAAAGCATCTGTTCTTTGTTTAATGCTTAGTTGGAAGTCTGTTGCTATTTTTTCTGCTAGTTGTTTAATGTCTTTCATATAGTGTAATTTACATATTATTAGCCTCCACCCACCAAAGGTCGGACATTTTTTTCAAAAAGTCAATAGAAATAATTATTTTTTTTTACTTATGGTTCTTGTTACCCATAACTTTTTCATAAGACCTACCCCCGAAGTACCCTGCAAAAACTACAAATAGAAGTTCCTTAACGATTGATAAACCGTCTATTTGCATATACCACCCTATAACAAAAGATACCGTTAAAAATATTAATGTAAGAGGTCTAACGTTTTGTGGTAGCCAAGACTGTGAACGTGAATCAGCTACCCATCTTCTAGTAATGCCATCAAACTCGTGTATTTCTTGCTCTAGTTTTTTAAGTGCAATCTGTTTATCTTCATCTGTAAGTTCACTACCACCAATAAGAGCGCGTACGACACCACCAACGGGACTATCATCAGCAAGACTGCTAACAACTGAAGGAATCTTATTAAGTAAGAATTGACCAACCTTAGTATCTTTGAACTTTTTTTTACCACTCATTTAATGTATTTCCTGATGTGTTAGTAAAGCCAGACAGATGGGTTTTTGTCAGGGTCATTGTCTGCGTGGATAAAAGTTTTGGCGATTCCAATTCTTCTGAACCCTGCTTCAATAAGGGCATTAAGTATAATCTCCCTTGCTGCTCCACTTGTACAAGCAATATCTGCTGCATACCCAAACAAGTGTGAACTTCCTTTGCTTTTAAGTCCTGCCTGTACTCCACCAACATAGGCGTTATGTGATGGCGTTCTAAATCCACTTGTGATTTTAAAAGGTATACCTGCCCATCCTCTTGCATCGTCGAGCATTTCCAAAAAAGTAGCATCCATATTAGACCCACTACCAACTTCATCTGGCGAATCAAATTCAGATAGTTCAAAGTGTAACATATTATTTATTTAAAATAGACTTAAACGCTTCGCTTCCTGCGTTAATAATTTCCTTCTGTAAGGTTATCATCTGTGCCTCGTAAGCATCTTTTTGTTCTACTAGTGCGTCAATGTGCTTCTGTTGGCTTTCTACCTTACTTTGTAATTGGTTTACTTCGTCAGGATTGCGCCCTATGATGGCATAGATAACAACTGATAAACTTCCTACAATCATTCCTACGATAGATACTATAATATCTTTGTTCTCTCTAGGAATAGAATTATTAGCTAAATATAACAATAATAAAATTACTAGAACAAAAATTCCTGCTGCTCCTGAATAGTGTATTAAGTCTTTCTTTTTCATTTAATCTGCTTATAGATTTTAGTTATGGTATAGATTATGGTTAATATTAAAACGACCGTTTGTAGTTGCGTATTTATATTAGGCAAACTACTAAATACTACTGCTGCTATGTTCAATCCGTATATTCTTAAATCTTGTATCATTGTCCTTCGTTATATATAGTATCAATTTAATATCCGTAATTTGCTTTATCTTCATCAAAAATAGCTGTTATTTCTGTTGATGTTAAAACTTTATCATAAACCTTAAATTCAGAAACTTTACCATCTAAATTACCGCTATTATCGTTTCTTCTACCTAAGAAAATTGAACCAGTTAAATGTTGATTACTCGTTAAGTGAGACCACGTTGTATTTGTACCTACTAAAGAACCATTTAAATATATTTTTACATCTTGATTTGACCAATCAATTACCCCCATAATATGATACCAAGTGTTAGCACTAAGACTAGAATTTGATTGAGCTATTGCAACAGAAGAGCCAGTTCTTCTATAAAAAATATATTTTAAATTATTACCACCCCCTTCACCAGCTTGAAGTTCATAGTTAGAGCTAGTCCCTTTAGACCATAATGTTCCCCAATTTGTGTTGTCTTTTCTAAACCATCCTCCTATAGTGCTATCGTTACCATTAGGAGTAATTTGAGTTGTTAATTCATTAATTTCAACACCACTATTAGAAGCTCCAGTTACATCAAAATACCCTCCTGCATTATAAGTCGCGGAGGTTATAGTTCCATTATACCCATTAGGATAGCTAGGCTTAGTGAAGTTAAAGTTTTGTCTTATTTGGTCTTGGGTTAATTCAGCTTTGTAAACTCTTATCTGTCCTAATTGCCCGTCACTTCCATAGGCTGGAACAAAATCTACATCACCAACTCTTATTCCTGCTATTGATTGTGCCCCAGCTCCAACAGTACTAAAAGTATCTGTTTCTTTGAGTTCACCATCAAGGTAGTATTTCATAGATGTTGGTGTCTTAACGATAGAAACGTGATGCCATTTGTTTAGTGTAAGACCTAACGTACTTAAATTAATCGCTTGGGCGGCTGTGCTAGACGTGCCGTAATAATATGACAGTAATTGTGAATTATAAAAACCAATATGCCATCTGCTTTCCGAAGTTTTTTGGAATTGTACGATTGCATTTTGTGCTGTTAAGCTATCTGGATTGTACCAAAATTCAACAGTTGAGTTCCCTGAAGCATCTTCGATATTACCTGTGTAATTATCGTTAGCGTAATACCCGCCACCAAAGTCTATCCAATCACCTAGTTCATCATCGTAGTTTACTGTACCGCTTTTTGTAAGGGCAACAGATGACTTTTTATCAGTCCAAGTAGTATTTGCCGATGACGTTAAATCTGCTGCATCAAAATGTAAAGATAAATCTGTATCGTCTATAAGGTCTGTTTCGTTAGTGCTTTTAGCTACTGCGTAGTATATATGCGTTGCGCCATTAGTGTTAAAAGAACCACCGTTAAAAGTAAAACCATCTCTGTTAAACGTAATACCGCTACCCGAAGTTGCTTCTGTATTACTTGTATCTGCTGCTAAATAATCGTTTTTATCAGAATCAGTACTTCTTTTGTTATCTATTATCGCCCAATTAGCACCTGAAGATGATGACCTTTTTGTTATTATAAAAGCAGGTTCAAATCCTGTATATATTTTCTTTCCTGCAGCACCTGTTCCTACAAAACTACCTACTTTAGAAACACCTCTTTTAGAAGCAAAGCAATAGGCAATATAACTAGAATTATTACCATTAGTTCCTCCGCTATTGCCTAGCGATAATACTGATGCATCAATATCGGAATGAACAAATCTTTTTGTGCTTACTGTTGTTAAAGCGTTTATACTATTAAGCCTAAGGTCTTTCGTATCTGTTGTAACACCATTTACATAGACGTGCCAGTTATTACCTGCTGCGCTAGTTTCTTTAACAAAAGCCATATCAGGCTTAACATCTAATCCGTGACCTACGGTATCGCCCGATGTTCCTGTTCCCGTATATTTAACAACGCTAAACCCTAAATCTGTATTAGCACTTACACTAGAAGTTATATCCCCATCTGTATTAGATACTGCTGCACCTCCCGCTTTAAAACACCAAGCGACGTAGTTGTAGTTGCCATTTACGCCTACATAATTACCTAATGAAAAACCGTCAGAATCAAATGAAGTTACACTACTTCGTGTACTTTCAGCGTCAGTAGTGTTTGAGAAAAGTGTTTCATTAGCACCTCTTAAACTATCAATTAAATTATGACTATTTGCGTTAGTTCTATTCTTTACCCAAACAAGGTCTGGTTGAAAACCTAAGCCTGTTATAGACTTACTGGAATTATTCCCTGTATAAGTAACAGTATTAAAATGTTCTGATACGTTTGTAGCGGGAGTATATTCGTGGTCTTTTATATCATACCAAATAGAACCAGCACCGTCATAAGAATCTACGTCATTAGCATCTAGGTGAAGTATCAATCCCTCTTCTTGGTTACCTGTTCCTGCACCGCCACCGTTTCCTGCTGCTGCTACCTCTGTATCTATAAGTCTTTCGTTAATCGCCATATAAGGGATTTTAGAAGTTAATATCGTACTTCAATATAGAAGCCTTTGTAGTAAGAGCGTTTATTTCGCCCTCTTTAGTTGTTACGCTTGTTCTTATTGCATCACGTTCTGTAATTACGTCAGAAGGTATATTAGTACCGTTTTCAGCCTTTCTAATAGCGTACCAATCGGTAGGTTGTAATTTATCATAGGCTACTTTTTTAAGTTCGCTTATACGCTCTGTTTTAAGTTGTGCTACCGTTTCGCTAATTACCTTAGTCTTTACATCGTAAATAAAAACTTCTCTAGTAATGTCATTACCATCAACATCAGTATCTGCATAAGCGTTGTCAAAGTGTAGATTGTGTATTGCCTGTGTTACTGAATCATAAGTAGGCACTATAACATCAAAGAATCCATATTCTTCTAATTTAGCTGTAGGTAAATTTCTACCGCCTCCTGCTACTAATTTTAAACCTGCCTTAAATGATTGTGGAATTTGTGAGTACTTTACTACTTTTCCACCTTCTAACCTTGCTTTCATATTATTGTGATATTGTTACAAAAAATGTATTTGATGCTGTACATATTACCTGTATAACATTTACAGCCCCTGCCGTTGCATCGTAAGTTCCATTTAACGTAGTTACTGTATTTGTTCCTGTGTCAAATGTTAAAGATGAAGTCCCCCCCGAATCTGTTACGATAATTGTTTTTACATCACCTATTGAAGCGCTTGTAAAGTTTAAATCCATTGCGATAGCCGACGTAGTAGTAAATACCGCTGCCGTACTAAAGTCAATGTCTAAATCGGTTGCTGCTGTTAATGCGCTAGAAGTAGTAAACTCTGCTCCTAGTTCTGCTTGTCCAACAATGTCATCATTCAACATATCGTTAGTAACGAAGTTGTTGCCATACACTTCATCAAAGTTGCCGTTTAGTTTGTTAAATGCAGTTCTTAACGGGTCGCCTGTACCATCATTTGCTGATGTACCTAAATTTACTGTCTGTTTAGCCATTTTTTATTTTTTAATATTCTGTTGCATCTGCTTTATATGCTGTTGTGTCTGCTTTTATTGTGTTTACGTCTGCTGTTAAGTAAGAACCATCTGCATCAAAAGGGTAACTAACACCCCATCCAATACTTTCGTTTGCATTACCAAACCACGATACTTTATATATACTTCCCCAACTCATAAACATTCAGGTTTTGAATCAATATCTATTGTTGATTGATTGGCATTGTTTCCCCACCAAGAACTGCAATAAATATTTCCCCAATTAATACTGTTAGCCATACTAATACAATACTTTTTTTATTCTTTTGTTATTGGTTTTGTTAAGGTATTGCGTTAGCTTCTTAACGTTCTTTTCTTTTGGTTTGTATTTCTTTATAGTACCCATCCTCCAAATAAGTCTTTATCAGGATTAACATCTTCATTATTGTTAGTATAGTATTCAGGGTATTTTAAACCTGCATTAAAAGATAAATGGTCTATTAGCCTGTCGGTGTAATACTGTGCTGTATTGCGTTCCTTTTCTAGTAAGTAATCAACCTCATCTCTTGATGCGTTTTCAGCATTCTCTGAACTATGTTTAAACACTCCTTTATTTGCTATACTATAAGCTGCAAAAGGTAAGTATTCAACCATTGCCCAATGAATTAAACAAGGTTTTACCCATTCGTTTACTAAGGTTAAATAATCACCTGCTAAATCATCATCTATTATATGTTGCTTTATCTTGTCTATCAAATCAGAACCAAGATAGTTTTCTATGTGTTTGTCTTGTGCAATCTTAATGTATTGTATAAACTTGTCAGTATCTACATTACCACTCATCGCAGTAAACTTTACTATATCCTTTCGTGTTACTAATAGTGCTTCTGCCATTTCTTATTTATTTACAAATCCTTGATTAGGCATATCCTTTGGCTTCATTGAAACTTCTTTTTCGTTTACAGGATTGAAACCTTCTTTTCTTGCTTTACCAGTAGAAATATTAGGGTCTTGGTTATTTAAGTCGCCTTCTGTTTTACCTCGAAAAGTCTGACGAACCCACTTATGATGGCAACCTCCACCACCCTTATACAGCCATATGGAATAGGTCGCTGCTCCTGCTAATCCCCAACCTTTGTTAACTGGTCTTTTACTCATATTCAAAATATCTTCTTTTCTGTAAAGTTTGTTTGCGCTGACCATTAGCTTACAAAATTTTCTACTATTAGCAGACGTTGCATTTGGACTGTATCTATATCTAACTTTAAACTGAACGCCATCAACTTTTTTATCTTGTTTAGATTTTGTGTTTGGCAATGCAGTTCCTGTACTAGCTAACCCAATCATTTTGTCTAAGGCTTCTTCTTGGTCGTAGTCTACTTCTCTTTCATCTACAAGTTCCCAATTTTCTAAATCTTCTTCTTCACCAAACTCATTGAGTAAGTCAAACATTTCTTGGTCATCAAAAGACTCTTCCTTAGCCAATTTAACGCCTGTCTCTTCCTCTCTTGCTTCGTCTGTGATGGCATTATCAGTTTCAATAAATTCAAGCGGTTGTAGGGTCTTAAAATAAAGTTTTAAACTTATTCCATTTACAGCTAAAATATCGTCAATAGCTTCAATTATTAAGTCTTGATAAGGTCGTATAGTAATGTTGTGGAATAGTAGCGACGCTGTTTTAATTTCGTCTGCATTGTTTCCCAATCCATTACTTCCATCTCTAATACCTAAAAGCAAAGGTGATGTTACCCTGTGTGCTACCATTAATTTCGTAGAACATTCAGTAGATAGATATTCGTAGTGTGCAGGTGCATC